TTTCCATGTAATAGTTTTCCACCATGTATTTTCCAAGGTAATATATTGTGACCTGCTAAATTATCAATCACTTTTAATGGAGAATTATTATACTCATATGATTCTACTATTTCTTCTGATAAAGTGCTTAGTTCTTTAAAACGGGAATCAACACCAATATTATTTATAATAGTATTAACAGCTTCATTTGATGCTTTAAGAATACTATTATATTCGTCATTTAAATTTATAGTAAATGCAGAATCTATAATACATCCATCTATATGTACACCATAATCTATTTTAATAACATCGTCAGATTTTATAATGCGTTCATCTAAATATGATGGTGTAAAATGTGCGGCAACATTATTAACAGAAATACCTGTTGGGAAGGCAATACCATTATTAAGTTGATTAGGTGATATTTTATTTATTTCTTCGGATATTTTAGATTCAATAAGATTACAAATAGTTGTATATTTAATTCCAGGTTGTATAAGAGGTTGTATATATTTCCTTACTTTTTTATGAATATCTCCTGCTTGTTTATATTTTGTTAATGAATCCATAATTAATGTATAAACTAAATATTATATTTAAGTATTTATATTTTATAGTATAATAAAGAAACAATTTTCATTATTTCATTATTTCATTATTTCATTATTTCATTATTTCATTATTTCATTAATTTATTATTTATTATTTATTATTTATTAAAATTATGTCTTTTTTATTAAAAAAATGTTGTTATTAATTATTATGTATAAAATAATTGTTATAATAGTATTGATCATAAATATTTATTATTTAATAAATTTATTGAGATTTAATGAAAATTTCGCTATACCAACAGGGCATGAGAGACCATTCGTTAATGTCTTTAATGATAAAGATGAACAGATAAAAATAGTTTTATTATCACATCCATTTACACGCGAATCATCTTGGAAACAATATGAAGACTATAAAAAAGATAATTTTATTATTTTAGGAATAAGTAGTTATAATGAATTTCCTAAAATTACAACAAATAAATTAGATACATTAAGTAATCCAGATGAAAAAGCTTGGAAATATGATTATATGACATTATTAGATGGATGGTTACATTGTTTTAGAAATCCAGATAATTATATAGATAAAAATAAACCAAAAAGTCTTATATCAGAATCAGATTTTACTAATACAGAAATTTATAAACCAGATAATAGTGTAAAAAAAGAATATGATTATATTTATGTATGTCCAAAAGATAGTGATAAAAAATGTTTTGGATGGGCAGCAGAGAATAAAAATTGGAAATTAGGTCTTGAATGTATTAAAATATTAAGTGGTAAAATGAACCTTAAAGGACTTTTAGTAGGAAGAAAAGGATGTGATCTTCCATCAAATAGTAAAAAATATCTTACAACAACAGATTTTTTATCTCAAAGTGACCTTATTAAAAGTTATCAGAAATCTAAATTTATTCTTATACCAAATAAAACTGATGCCTCTCCTAGAGTTTTAACAGAGGCACTTTGCTGTGGACTTCCTGCGTTAGTAAATTATAATATAGTAGGAGGATGGAAATACATAAACGAAAAAAATGGTTCACTTTTTAAAAATATTAATGATGTAGAGTCAAGTGTAAAATATATTATTGAAAATTTAGATAAATTAAATCCACGAGAAGAGTTTATTACTAATTATGGAAATTTAAACTCAGGTAAAAAATTAAAAAATTTTATTCAAGAACATTTTAAAGATAAAATTGATGTAAGTGACTGTAATTATTTAAGATTGTAAATGTTATTTAGAATTAATTTATATTTTTAATATTTTTTTTTTATATTATAATAGTATAAAATGAAAGGAGGTTCCCCAGCATATGCTTATCATGATATTGAAGGTTTGTTATCACAAACAACAAATGTAGAACATACTAAACCTTTAACGTCTTTTGAGACTAGTAATCATGATAATTATAATAATTTTTATAAAGTTTCAGGTGGCGGAAGAAAAAGAAAAAAAAGATCTTTAAGAAAACGTCTAAAAAGGAATTCTGAAAGTTGTCGATATTCTAAAAAAAATAGAAAAAAATCTAAAAAAAGATTATCACGAAAGAAACGAAGTGGTTCTAAATAATATTAAATTAAAATAAATTAGAATTAATTAAAATAAATTAATATAAGTTTTTATTTAAAAGAAAATTAATATAATAGATTTAATATATGGGCGGAAGTTCTATTCAATTATTTGCTATAGGTCCACAAGATTTATTTTTAACTGGGAATCCACAAATTACTTTTTTTAAAAGTGTTTTTAGGCGTCACACTAATTTTAGTAAAGAATTACAACAAATTATTTTTTCTGGTGAATCGCCTAGTTTTGGTTCAAATGATGTAATTGCTAAAATAGATAAACAAGGTGATTTATTAAGTAATATTTATTTAGAAGCGACTGTTACAGGAACAACAGATAAAAAAGGAGCTTATACTATTAATCATTTTGGTAATAGTTTAATAAAAAAGGTTGATTTTGATATAGGTAAAAAAATTATAGATACTCAATATTCACAATGGTTACAAATTTATGATGAGTTAACTGAAAATGTAAGTGAAAATAAACAGGCTACAAGTGGTGTAAAAGGAGGAAAATATAGTAATTTAAATTTTACAACAGATTTAGATAGCACAGAAATAAATATTAATAATCGTATAAATGGTGATTGTCCATTAGTATTTGGTGGAACAAATAAAAATGTCATAATTAATTCAGATGAAAATATTAACTTTGATGTTGGAACATATTCCAAAAAAATAATTATTCCATTACATTTCTGGTTTACTAAAAGTCCAGGATTATATTTACCTATATGTGCTTTATATAATCATAATATAGAATTAAAATTTACATTTGAAGATAAATATAAATTAATAGGAAACAGCACTAATATAAGTAATTTAAATGTAAAATTTAAATTATATGGTGAATTTATTACACTAGATACCGAAGAAAAAAAAAAATTTAAGGAATCAAATCATGAATATATAATAGAACAAGTTCAATTAAATAATAATAGTCCTTATACTACAACATCTATAGTAGAAACAGGAAATGAATTAGCAAAAGTTAATTATGAACTTAATTTTTCACATCCTATAAAATATTTTGTTTGGGTAATTGTGAATGAAGGTAGTCCTACAAAATCATTATCAAATAATTCTGGTCAAGGTCCTAGTTATTTTGTATCATTATGTTCTAATTCTTTATATGGAAATGATGGCCAAGATGGAATGGTTGAGATATTATTTGATGGTGTTGAGAGAGAACAAGAAATGCCTATGATGTATTATACTAGAGTTTATCCTAAAAATCATTGTAACAATACTCCAGATTTAGATAGAATTGGATTTTATTCATTTGCATTAAATCCATTTAATTTAGAACCTTCAGGGACATGTAATTTTTCTAAAATAAATGATAGAAATATTAAAATGGTGTTTGCTAATAATAATACTTCAAATATTACGAATAAACCTTTATATTTTTTTGCTGTTAATTATAATATATTAAATATTGAAAATGGTATGGCTGGTCTAAGATATGCTTAAATTTTATTTACAATTATTTAAAGAATTATTTACTATTATTTTATAATGAGTAATTTAAATAATACAACAGAAACAGTAACTACAATGGGTCATAATTTAGTAGATGAAATTCAACAAATAAGTCATGAATTTATTAATAATGCTGTTAGTTTATCAATTCCAATTATAAATACTATGGCAAAGACAAATATAAATGTTCCAAAAAAATTAGATAATATTAATTATTATAGAAAAAATTCAAATAATAAAATATTATTAATATGTGAATTACCTGGTGTATCTAAAAAAAATTGTAAAATTAATTTTAGTAATGGTATTTTAAGAATAAGTGGTCATACACATCACACTAATGAATGGGAATATATTTCAGATAAAAAATATTATAAGGAAATAAATATTGGTGTCAATCTAAATGAAAATATAAAGGCAATTTGTGAAAATGGACTTTTAAAAATAACTATACTAAAAAATGACTTAAATATTGATTCTAATATAGAAATTAATTGATGGAAAATTTTATTAAACAAAAAAATATTAATATTGTATTTTTTACAAATGATACGTTTTCAGAATTAAATCAGACAATAAAAGACCAAAGTAAAATATTAGGTAAATCTCACTTTTTATTTATAGATACTAATAAAGAATGTGAATTAATTAAAAATTTAAATATAAAGAGTGTTCCACTTTTTCATATTTATAAAGATGGGATTTTAATAGAAGAAGTATTTGGTAATTATAGTAATATTTGTGAAATTATACAATTACATTTTTAATTTATTTATATTTAAAAATAATTTAATCAATTATTATAATGGATTGTGGAACTATAGTAGAAATTCATACTTTTGATGATGGGAATCAAATGTATAAACAGCATAAAAATAAATGGATTATAGAAGAACTTATGTATAATGGAGGTAAACTAAAATTAAAAAATGAAGATAATAATGATATTATAATATATTCAATATCATCATGGAAAGTTAGAATTCCAAGACATTTTTAATTATATATTATTTTTTTTATTCATACTATTAACATAAATAACGTGTAAAAATAATGTTGTCATAAAAACAAGGATTAATATTATTAATAATAATTCACTCATTATATAATAAAAAGAAAATAGTTATATATATTAATGATAAAAGTAGTATTATGTATTATAATTTTATTATTTATTATGTTGGTTTACAATAAGTTTAAAGACAAAGAGTCATTTAATAGTGAAATTATACAATTTTTAGATAAAGATAGTGTATGTTTAAAATTAAAAAAAGTGAATTATAGTTATACTAAATTAGATTTACAACTACGTGATATACATTATAAATATCATAATAATATTTATAAATATTATTGTGATCATTTATTAGAATATTCTGATTTAGAAAAAAAATTAATAAATTGGGTTGTAGATGGTATGCGAGAACGCATACCTAAACATTTACAATTTATAATAAATAATTTAAAATTCTCAAAATTTCAAAACAATGTTGATAATGGTTATCCTCATACTAATTCCGATATTATATTTTTTACAGAATCATACATATCCAATTTGTTAAATTATTATAATAATAATAATATAGAACAAGCGATTAAAGATATAGGATCTGTTATTATACATGAAGCCGTCCATGTATGGCAAAGAAAAGATTCAAAAGCATTCATAGATTTATTTACAAACTATTGGAATTTTGAGAAAATATCTAAAATGTATAATGGGGAATGGTTAGAATCATTAAATCGCTATAATCCGGATGGTGTAGATACTAATTGGATATTTAAGTTAAATAAAAAAAATATATTTATTTTAAGTATATACAAAGATGATGCCACTACTATAGGAGATGTGGATTTCATAGGAGTTTATGTTGAGAAGAATGGGAAGAAATGTGTTATGCCAGAAGAATCTAAACTTTATCCATTAAGCACTGTAAAAGAATTTAATTCTTTTTTTACACATTTACATGGGAATCATTATCATCCTAATGAAATAAGTGCCGAGATGATGTCTATTTATTATTTGAAGGTAATGAATTTATCACATAAAAAGTTTGAGAATATAGGTTATAATAATATGTTAGTTTGGTTTGAAAAATATTTAAAAAATTGATTATTTAATTAAATTACATTTTATAATTAAAATGGGAAGTAAAAAAAAATGTGGACATTGTAAAGGAAAACTTGGTATAGTTAATTATGAATGTAAATGCACTGATAAACATAGATTCTGCTCTAAATGTCGTCTACCAGAAAGTCATAATTGTGATTATGATTTTAAGGCAGATTCTAAAATATTATTACAAAAACAACTTGTTAAAGTTGTATGTGAAAAGGTTATTAAAATCTAAAACAAATTATAATTTTAAAAAAAATAAGATTTAACGGTTTTTTTATTTTTTTTCCTTTTTTTTTTACGTGATCCACCTAAAGCATGTGTATCTGCGTGATAATTACGTGGGATACAATAATAACCACACCATTCATCATAGGAAATACCATTTTTTTTATTTTCTTTATTATAATTTAAATCAGATAAATGGGGAACCCATATAGGTTTTCCAGACGCATCTTTATTTTCTACACGTAATGTGCCTTGTTTATGACTATATCTACCATTTTTATCTTGTCTATAAAAGTGATATGTTTTTCCTTTTTGTATAGTTAATCCACCTTTATAATAATTTTTAGGACAAGGTTTTGTAAATTTGGTTTCAAAAATATTTGATTTTTTAGTGTTTGGATTAAAACTATCAATCATTATTTTTTTTTTCATATGATCGCATGTGTAATAACGATTTGCTTTAAAATTTTTAACTTTATGTTCATGTGCGTAATTACCTGGTTGAGGTTTTAAATTCGAACATTTATTAACTGCTTTTTTATTTGTTTTACAATGTGAATTGTTATGACCGTCTTTTTTACATACATTTAAACATTTATCTTTAACAACTTTTATTTTATCATCTAAAAAATAAGCATAACAATTATGTGATTTTTCAATAAGTGGGGCACTCCATTTATCTGGATTGTAAGTAGGTTCATTACCACTCATAAATTTTGTAAATAAATATTTACATCTATTATAATTTCTACAATAATCATTATTATTACGTTTCATACAATCTGAAATATTATTATCAGGGTTGTTATTATTATCAAAACATTGACAATTTTTTTCTCGTTTAGTTAATACTTTATTACACGTTTTTAAAAGATTAGATGTAATTTTATTTAAATATATATCTAAATAAAATTAC